TACGCTTTTATATACGCTTTTATCTACGCTTTTATCTACGATTTTATCTACGCTTTTATCTACGCTTTTATCTACGCTTTTAACTTTTGTAAAATTTAATACAAAAGAATTGTCTTTATCGTATTTTAAAATCTTAATTTTTTCAATACAACCTGTTTTTAAATTCCAAGTAAAATCACGATAAATCATTTTTTTTGAAATATGAGCATTTTTTAATAATTCAAATAATGTATTTGATAAATTTTCTGTATTATTGTTATATATTTCTATATGTTTTGATACATAATACTTTGCAAATGATTCAAATCTTTCTAATTGTTCATGTTTAGATAGTAAGATCCATCTTTTAAAATACTTACCATTTTGAACAATTTTATTTTTTGGAAGATTAACAAGCGGTGTTGTTGTATGAAATGTTTTTTTATCTGTTAAAAATATATATAAATCTGATTTTAATTGATTTATTGTATTTTTTATATATTTTTCACTAATACTTATAGCATCTAATTTAATCTTATAATTTTCGAAATAAGAATTAAATTTATCAATTAATAACAATTTTTGAAATCTATCATCTATAGAATGTTTAGAATTCTGTTTATTCTCATTATTAAAATGATTAATATTAATTTGTAAATTATATTTTATAGATAATAAATTGTGAAATTCAAAATTAGTTTCATTATACAGAATAGACAAATTATTAATTAAATTTTTATACTTTTCTTTCATACGTTTGGTTTTAATTGTGCAATTAATCCATTCATTTATAAATGTTTCAGATGAATTGTAGATTAGATTTTGTGATTCTGATAAATTTTCTTTTATAAAAATATCTATTAATTCTTCTATTTCACATTTATCTTTATAAAGTTGATTTAATTTACTTTTATTTACTATATCATTATATAAATTAAAATAGACTACACCCTCATCTTTTTGTATTTTTAACCATTCAAATCTGGATTTTTCTAATTGTTTTACAAATTCAACAGTATTTTCAGCTTCATTTTGTGTGTTAATTTCCATAAAAGGACATAATCCATATTCTTTCAAAATAGTAGAATGCAAAAAAAGATACCCTGGTATATTTCCAGGATCATATTTCATATATATTTTCTCAATTTCTAAATATTCTAAATATTTATTTTTAGTTAATTCTCTCATTTCTTTTGCTTTTTTAACATTATCTATGGCAACAGTTTTACCCATTTTTTTTGAAGAAGTTTGATATTCTAAATTATCAATTGTTTTAAAAACATTCCGTAATTCATTTTGATTTTGAACTTCTATTTTTTCTTGTTTTAAAATTTTTTTAAGTTCATCTGTTAATTTTTTTAAATTAGAAATTTTTACTTTTTTCTCTTCGTTAACTAATTTAATTTCATTTTTATCATTTAATATTTTTTTTTTATTAATTAAATTTTGAATATCATTCTTTAAATTATCTATTTGCTGTATTAACCTATTTTTATCCATAATTTACTTTAAAATTTTGAAAGTTATATTAATTTTCAATTTTTATAAATTTCCCATTGTTCTATTTTAACATTATTTGTTTCTAAAATTTCTCTACTTTTAATATCAATTTCTAGTAAATAATTATTTATGTACACAACTCTAGAAATACCACATTGTAATATTTTTTTAACACAACTTATACAAGGAATAAGTGTAACATACATCGTTGAATCTTTTAAATCTTCTTTTGATACAAATAAAATTGCATTTTCTTCTGCATGTAAACACATACATAAATCTAAATTTGTAGCTGAAGTATTTTCAATATTAGAACATCTTTGACATCCACCTTCATAACAATTCTTTGTATTAACAGGTGTACCATTATATCCTAATGATAATATTCTTTTATTCTTTACTATTATACATCCAACTTTCCTTTTTATACAATTACTTCTTTCACTAGTTAATTTTGTTATACCTATAAAATATTCATCCCAACTAGGTCTTTGAAATATTTTATTCATACTCATTTATAACTCTTTATAACTCTTTATAACTCTTTATAACTCTTTATAACTCTTTATAAAATATTTATTATTTTTAAACTATTTGTTTATTTCCGTTTTTTGATCAAACTTTTTTTAAAATACTAAATTATAAATAGATTAATCATGATTCCTGATAAACTATTAATTAATTTAAAGATTATTAGTAAAATCCAAAAAAATGGTAGAATTACTAGAAGTTATGATGGTATTATTTCTTTAGAAAACAATGTGTTTTACCAAGCAATTAAAAGATTTATATCAAGCGATTCTAGAAAACAAGCTATTTTTGAAATTAATAGTATTATTTCTGAAAGTATAAGTATATTAAATCATATTTTAAATTCAAAATATATGAATAAAACGTTCAATGAAAGTGACGAATATATTAAAAATTGCGAGAACATTACTTTAATTATTTCAGAGCTGGAATTATCAAAGCAAGGTATAGAAAATTTAAAATTTACTTATCAAAATGATCCTAATATTGTATCACAAATAGATATACTTATTTTAAAAATAAACACCACAATAAAAGATGTTAATACTAAATTATCATATTTTAAATCTTTTTTACAATCTGAATCTAAACCACCACTATTAGAATACGCATTACAGACAAATGAAATTTATCAAACACAAACCTCAAATTGGAATTACAATAAGGACAATAAGGACTTCAATAGCGATAATGATAATCAAAATGATCAAAACTCTAATACAGAATAATTTATTATTTTTCAATATTAATTTTTTTCTAAATATAATATAATAAGATAACATGAATAATCCAGTTCCTATTTTACAACAAGAGAAGAGTAATATTACAACAAATCCATTTATACCGAATGATCAAAAAATTAAAGAATTAGAAATTCTAGATCAAAAAGCAAATAAAATTATAGAAGATGCTTATAATAAAAATAAAACTACAAGTATATCAAATTTATCAATTAAAGATATCATTACAAATATAGCAGATAGCGTTATAGGATTTATAGATGATTTATTATCAAAACCAGAAGATATCCCTTGGAAAGATTATATATCTAGTATTTTACAAAAAAATCAAAGATATACTTATATAGGTATCTTATTCTTAATTATCGCTTTTTATATGCTCTTAGTACATTAAATTTTATTAAATTTATTAATATTAATAAAATTATACGTAACATCTGTTATTTTAAATATACATATGTGAATAATTATCATTATCATTATTTCCATTTTTTAATAGCTTATCAATATAACATTTTGTTATAATCAAAGCTTCTTCGTATTTGTCTTTGTCATTTTCATTTAATTTATCGTTAGTATAATGTATTTTCTCTATTTTAACATCATTTAAAGTTCCAATTAATAAATCATAATTTAACCTATTTAAAATTTTTTCTATATTTTTTCTCAATTGTCTAACTCCACTTTCATTTTGAGTTTTCTTTACAATAATATATTCTATAATTTCTTTACTAAACATTACATTTATATCATCTTTTAATTTAAGTGATTTTAATATATCCGGGATCATTTTATCTTGACAAATAATAATTTTATCTTCTAAACATGGTGGATCAATATAAATAATTTTTAGTCTATCTGATACAATAGAATCTATTTTTGATATATCATTAAAAGCTAATACAAAAAATACCTTTGACAAATCAATTGTTACATTTGATAAATAATTATCTTGAAATTTATTATTTTGTTCTTCATCTAACATATGAGTAAGTACTCCAAAAATTTCAGTAGCTTTATTTTCACTCACTTTATCAAGTTCATCTAAATATATTATTGGATTCATATAATTACAACTTGTAAAAACTTCTACAATTTTACCAGGTTTAGCACCTATATAAGTTTCACTATGACCAGTCAATACTGCTACATCATTTAAACCTCCACAATTTATTTGATATAATGGAAAATTTAAAGCTTCTGCTAAAGTTTTAATAATTTTACTCTTTCCAACCCCAGCATTTCCGTACAATGCTAAAACATGACCTTTACTATCTAGATTAGTAATTTTTTTAGCAACAAACTCTAATATTTCTTGTTTAACTTCATCTAAACCATGAATATTTTCATCTAATTTTGATTTTATAGATTCAAAAAATGTTTTTATTATTTCTGAACTATCGGATTTTTTTACACCCATATTTTTATATTTTCCAAAAGGTATTTTATTAATTGTTTTTAACCAATTTATTGCTTTAGAATAATCACTATTGGACATTTTTTTAGTACTATCATATTTATCCATAATAAAAACCTTTGTATCCATATCTATATCCATTAATAATAAACTTTCTCTTAAAGTATCAACATTATCATTCATTAAACGTTTTCTTTTATGTTCTTCTAAATCAATCTCTATATTATCAAGTTTTCTTTTTAAAGAACTTACACTTACTTTTTTATATTTTTTTGCTAAAACATCTTCAAATGTATCAATAAATACATTTGGTAATTTTCTTTTTGCTGAGGGTTTAATCAAAAAAGAATCATTTTTACACAAATAATTTTCATTATTATAAGATAACACATAATCATCTTTATAAGATAACACATAATCATCTTTACAAGATACACCAGAAGCAGGATAATTATTTTTACTACTTAACTTATTAATAAAATTATTACAAATATAGACCCAATACATGTCTTCTTCACTTGGAAATGATAAATTATTTGATTTATGATTTTCTATACACATATAATATTTATCTAAATCATCAATATATACTATATTACCACGACTATAATTAACATTAATATCCCAGTTGCCTATAAACATTTAAAATAAAAATTAACAGCTGTTATTTTAAATTTTTATTTTAAATTTTCATTTTTTTTAAATTTACAATTTATTACATATATTATTGTGGTGGTTTACATGTATGATTCACTTTATATCCATAATTTACTAATAAAGTCGCAATATAAGGCGCAGTTTCTGGTTTATCAAATGATAAATTATAAGGTAATCCAGCGGCATATGCTATTTGTTTAAGAACTTCTTTATCATCCTTTGATTTAATATTTTTCATTAATTCCTGGAAGGAATATTGAACAGATGTCTGGAGTTTTTCATTGTCACCTTCAAATAATTTATACAAGTCTTGCATTGTTATATTTGTACATGCTGGATAAATCATAGTCTGTGGCTCAATCAATTTCATATTTCCATATGATTTATATTCATCAGAATATTCCGCATAATTTGAAAAAGATTCAAATATTCCCCTACCAGATAATATATTCATTCCTAACACATAAATTACAGAAATTAAAATAGCTAACTGAATATCCTTTTCTGCCAAATAACTAATTAAAAATACTAAAAGTAATTTTACATAAACATTTTTAAACAAGTTTGTAATGTAAGCAGGTGCAGTTGGAGCTATTTGTGATGCATAAAGTATTAAACTAACTTTTAACACAGCCATTATATAAGGGTTTGATAACGGATAATCAATTTTAGATTGTATAAATGTTTCTGCCTTTTTTATATATTCCATATTTATTTATTTATAATATAAATAAATAAAAAAAAAATTGATTAATACAATATTGAATTTGTTTATTTTTTTTTATAATTTTAATATGTTCTTTTATGGAAACTATACAATATAGTTTGAAAAATACTAATGCCTATAGCATTAATATAAACAATATTATATCAAAAAAGTTAAATGTTACAAGTGATAATTATACAATACAAGATAAAAAAAATATTAATAAGGAAATAAAAACATTAAAAGAAAAAATAAATGAACAAAAAATAAATGAAGAAAAAATAAATGATAATAATAATATATTTGATAAACATTGTTTAAATTTATACGGATTAAAAACTTGTATACTATTTTATGAAGACAATTATAATATAGAAGTAAGATTACTTGACAAAATAAACACTTACGATAATACATTTCAAAAAATAAAAGAAGATTCATTATATAAAGATATTCCTTTTTTTTTAGAAAATAAATATACAGTAATAATAGTTAAAAATATAAATTCCTTATATAACAAAGATAATCCCTTTGATACAAAAGAAATTACAGATATACATCTTCCACCAAATTAATATTTATATTTTTAATTTAGTTTAAAAATAAAATAAATTAATATGTAATAGATTAAAAATGTCTAAAATGATAGATGATTATTTTAAAATATATACAGAAAAGGTAAAAGAATATGGTGAAAATACAGTTGTTCTTCACCAGACAGGATCATTTTACGAAATATATGAAATAAATAGTATGAAAGAAACTATTGGTAATGCCAAAAGAATGTCAAAGATTCTTGATATGACATATGCTAACAAAAAGGGAAATACAAATAATAGTACAAGAACTAATCCCAACTTTATTGGATTTAATTGTAGTATATTAAACAAATATCTAGGAATTTTATTAAGAAATGGGTTTACTGTTGTTATTGTAGATCAATTAGAATCAAGTAAAAAAGGAAAATTAGTTGAAAGAGGTGTTACTAAAATTTATTCACCGTCACTCTTACCATCAGATATAACAGAAGCAGAAGGTGATTTTAATTTAGTATCAATGTTATTTAATATTAATTCAATTAAAAAATCATCTAATAAAAAAAATGCTACATTAATTCAAACAATGGATGTATCTATTTGTTGTATTAATAATAATAATAATACTATAGAAATTACAGATAATGAATTTAAATTTTTACCAAATGATCAATATACATTAAATTTAAGTTTATCTTCGATTGACAGAATTCTTTATAGATTTAATCCTAAAGAATTACAAATTGGATTTAACGAAATTGATATAGATACAAACATACAAAATTCAATAGTAGATTATTTTAATGAAAATTATGAAAATGTTAGATTTAATGAAATTAATGATTTGTACAAAACTTTTGATTATCAAAACAAATATTTAAAAGAAACATACGATCATATTAATTTTGGATTAATTATACCTATTGAATATCTACAATTTAATTCTGAATTGTCTGTTATTAATATGATTTATATATTAAAATTTGTAGAAGCTCATGATAAAAGTTATATTAAAAATTTAACAGTACCTAAACATATAATTGAAAACAACTTTCTTATATCTGAATTAAATACATTAGCTCAATTAAATGTATTAAAAATAGATAACAATATAGTTAATTCAAAAATTAATTGTTTATTTGATGTTATAAATTATACTAATACAGCATTAGGAAAACGATATTTAAAAAATATATTAAGTAAACCATTTAAAGATCCAAAAGTTATTAATAATAGATATGCAATTACGGAGGGTCTTGACAAAGTTAAAGATAAAAGTAATTCTATTGATAAAATTTTAAATGAAATTTTAGATATTGAGAAATTACATAGAAAGATGGGTATATCAGAACTTCATCAATTTGAATTTGTAAAATTGAATGAATGTTATATTGAAATTTTGAAATTATATCAATTATTACATAAAAATACAAAATTAAAAGAACTGGTATTAGATAATTTCTTTAATCATTCTGACATGTTAGAATTTAATGATTATATTAAAAATTATAATGAAACATTTGATTTAGAAAAGATGAAAAAATTTAATTTAAAAACAGGTAAAGATGAATTAGAAAATTATATACTTGTTATTAAAGAATTAGATATTATACAAGAAAAAATCGATACATTAGAAGATAAAAGAAAAGAACTTCGTTTAAAATTAGATAAATTAATTAATGATAAAAATTCTGGTGACTTTATTAAATTAGTTTATACCGAATTTGAAGGTTATTCATTTAGTTGTACAAAAATTAGATATCAAGCTTTATTACAAAAAATCAATAAAGAAACTAATGAGATATTTATAGATTCCCATAAAACATGGAAAGTTAAACAAACTAATAGTATAGTAAAATTTATACCACAAGAATTAGATAAATTATCTAATGAAATTCTTTCAAATCGAGAATTACTTTCTATTAAAATTACTCTTAATTATAAAAGAATTTTATTAGAATATTATCGTAAATACAACCCCATTTTTGATAAATTAAAGAATCTTGTTGAAATTATTGATGTATGTAATTCTAATTTAAAATGTGCACAAAAATTTAATTATACAAAACCTGAATTAATAGTTAAAGATGAAAGTTTTATAGAAATAGAATCTATTCGTCATCCTATAATAGAAAGATTAGGTCAAGAATATATATCAAATGACATTATGCTTAATGATCAAACAAATGGTATTTTATGTTTTGGTATTAATTCTTCTGGAAAATCAAGTTTACTTAGAGCTATAGGTGTAGCAACTATAATGGCACAGGCAGGTTTGTTTGTAGCGGCTAAAAGTTTTAAATTTAGTCCATTTGATACAATTATATCACAAGTAGATCTTTCTGATAACATTTTTGCTGGTAAAAGTTCATTTATAACAGAAATGCTAGGACTAAAACGTATTTTACAATGTGCTGGACCAAGAACACTTGTGTTAAGCGACGAATTGTGTCGCGGAACTGAACATAGTAGTAGTGTAGGATTAGTTAGTGCTACAATATTACAATTAATTAAAACTAATACAAAGTTTTTCTTCACAAGTCATCTTCACGAAGTACCAAAAGTTCAACATATAATAGATCTTGAAGATAAATTAAATATATGTCATTTATCTGTAAATATTAAAAGTAATAATATTATATATGAAAGAAAACTTCAAAATGGACCTGGTAGTTCACTTTATGGCTTGGAAGTGAGTAAAAGTTTATTAGAATGTTCTGAATTAGTTGAAAAGGCATTTAAAATAAGAAACAATCTTATTGGAAATGAAACTAAAGTAAAAAAAAGCAAATATAACACTAAAAAAATTATAGATAAATGTCAAATTTGTTGTTCCACAAAAAATCTTGAAATTGATCATATTGTACCTCAAATGACAGCTAATGAAAATGGATTTTTAGATGACTCTCGACATAAGAATCATATAAGTAATTTATGTACACTCTGTCATGATTGTCATCTAAACAAAACATTAGGTAAAATTAAAATACATGGATATAAAGATTCAATAAACGGACGGTTCCTTGACTGGGAAAGATTGTGAAGCATAATACGTATAAAAAATTATTATATAATATTTAAAACTATTATATAACATCTGCAAAATCTAATTATGAGTACTTTAACATATGATGATATATTACGATTAATAGAATATAATACACCTCATCCATTTAATAAAAAAGTTATGGATAAAATTTTTCATGTTTGTAAATCATATTATTTAGCATTTACAAATCAATCAAAAATTGATCAACATACATACGTAGGACAAGAAATACTTAACTATAAAGGTATGAGTGGTAAAAAAACTAGACATCTTTATAATAATTTACTCGATATACCAGATGCTAAATATTTAGAAATAGGTACTTGGTATGGAAGTTCATCAATTAGTGCAGTATATAAAAATAAAGTCGATGCTTTATTTATAGATAATTGGTCACAATTTGGTGGAGATAGAAAGATATTCCAAGATACTATAGAAAAATATATAACTAAAGAATCAACTTGTCAATTATTAGAAAGCGATTGTTGGAAAGTAAATACAAACAAAATAAGAAAAGATTTTAATATTTATCTATACGATGGTGGACATACTGAAGAAGATCATTATCAAGCCTTAAATTATTATTATGATAATTTAGATGACATTTTTATATTTTTAGTAGATGATTGGTGTTGGCCAGATGTACGTAACGGATCTTGGAGAGCAATTAAAGAAAAAAATTTACAAGTACGATTTCTTCAAGAGACATTCCTTAGCCCAGAAGATCTAACTGAATTCCCCAATCATAAAGGTAAAGATACTTGGTGGAATGGTATAGGCATTTTCGTATTAGAAAAATAAATTTAAATACATCTACTACGTGTTTCTTTTATTTATAAATTTATAAATAAAAAATTTTTACAACAACTCATTTTAATTTACCACTTGTGTGTTTTATATGTATTAAACATTTTATCTTCAAATTCATTTGTAAACTCTTTATAATTGCAAATAGGTCCATTTACAAATGCATCTCTAACTTCCTTTTTCAAATTTGTTAATTTACCAATATTATTTGCAAAATAAACAGCTTTATTTATATACTCTTCTTGAGAATATGTAACATATTCATCCAAACCACAATTTTTCATCAATGAACTAGTTACGTTTTGTGAATGATAATGTCTGACATTATCAAATAATGTAATAATTGGCACACCCATCATTAAACTTTCACAACTAGTTGTAGTTCCCGAATAAGGGAATGTATCAACAGCAATATCAAACTTATTATAATCCGGTAAATGCTCACTATAAGTATCCGAATAAGGTAACAGAATTACTCTATCTAATACAGATTTATCTTTAAATGTATCCAAAAATTGCTTTTTTAATTTTGGTGTTAAAAATTCCTTAGTTTTAATCATAAATCTTGCAGTTGGTGCAGCTTGTAACATTTTCTCCCAAACACCAATTACCATCTCATTAATCTTATTATATCTATTAAATGTACCAAAGGTTACGTACCCATTCTTAACACATGGTTGTTCTGTAATTTCTGGAATATTCTTAATACCAATACTAGGAGTATATGCCAAAAAACATTTGTCCATAAATATAAATTTTTCTAAATAATATTTTTGAGATTTGTCACTATCGCAAAAATTGTCAGTAATTCTATAATCCATCGATTTAATACCACTTGAATTTGGATATCCACAATAACTAATCTGAATCGGTGCTGGCTTTAATACAAAAGTATCCAATCTATTATCACCCGTATGAGCCGATAAATCAAATAAAATATCAATATTATCTGATTGTATCTTCTTTTTCATGTCTTCAGGTGACATATTTTTAACAACCCTCCATTCGCATTTGGGGAAAAGATCCTTCAATTCTACAACTTTTACAGAATAACATATAACATTGAACAAATCATAATTAATATGACTCAAAATACTATGAATAAAATAGGAAACTGGATGACATATAAAATCACCTGATACAAATCCTATATTTATTTTTGTACCCTTTTTCAATAAATCACCTTTTGATTTACATTCCATAATCTCCTTTTTAACTTTATAATCAGGACATCCAACTTTATAATCATCAATAACTAAAGGATAAATTTTATTTATAGCTTTATGAATTCTAGCAATATACATTGGATCTTCTATTAAATGAGAAATATAATTAGAATCTAATAATTTATTTTGATAAGCTAAAGATAACCTAGGTTTGTATTTTAAAGCCTGATTATATCCATCAATCGCACCAATAAAATCACACTCGTAACATTTTGCTAAACCCATATTCATATACATACTAGCTATTAACATATCTTTGTCTACAGAAATATGTGCATTTTTATAGTTTTCAATCCCTTTCATATAATGCTCAATCGCTTTATCTGTATATCTCAATTCTGTATATACAACACCAATTTGATTATTGATATCAGGATCATTTGGACTAATTTCTAATGCTAAATAAAAGTAATACAATGCCGTATTTCTATCTTGAATTGTAAAATATACACCACCAATACCATTCAAACATTTTACTTTAAATTCTTTTAGACCAGCAATAGTACTTTCATCTTTATGAATCTGCAATAACAAATCTATAATACCTATTGCCAATTTATAATGATAAATACTACTATCTAATTTATTGGCTCTATGGTACATAAATCCAAAATTATAATGCAATTGATAATCACACGGATCTACCATCAAAATTTGATTTAATAATACTAAATTCTCTTCAGCATTAGGATTAAAAATAGTAAGATATAAAAATACTAATTTAAATATTTCCATTGCTTTTTTATTAAATGGTTCAATGTTCAACACCTTTCTAATATGTGCAATAGCTATATACAAAGCATTCTTTTCACTTTCATTAAACCCAGGCCTATTCATATGTAATCCAACCGTTCTAACCAATAATTCAGCACTGATATAATATGTATTTTTTATCTCTTCCTTATTTCTTTCTATCACAAACTGATTAAGTTCATCTAAATACTTAATTAATACACCTGATTTTTGAATACATTCTACATACTTGTCATTATCTATTTTACCATTCATTAATAAATTCTCTTGAGCTTGATTATATATAATTTTTAATTTCTCATATTCTGTTAAAAAAGTTTTAATATCCGAAATCTCTGTCATGTTTTTGTTTAATAAATATATAGTTTTAAATTAACTAATTTTAACGAATATAATTTTTAAACTTTTATTTTAAAACAAATGAATTTAAAATTAAATATTATTATATATCATCAATATTATGGATAAAGTAAGAGACATAAAATGGTATCGTAATAGAGTTAAGACTTTACGTGCCCAGGAACAGCCTCAGCAGAGGAGTCCAGAATGGTTTGCTGCAAGAAATACACGTGTAACCGCAAGTGAAGTAGCATCTTGTCTACTAAATATAGAACCAGTCTGTAAACCATACGTAGAAGATTTTAATATTCAAGGCTTCAAATATGACGGTAAATCTTGTAGTCATTATGACACAAGAGAAGAATATATTATTAAAAAATGCAAAGCATTTTTTGGAGAAAATGTATTTAAAGATTCCGTTTTTACATTATGGGGTAAAAAATATGAAGAAATTGCTACAAGACTTTATAGACAACATTATAAAACTGAAGTTATTGAATTTGGATTATTACCTCATCCACGTCTTAAATGGTTAGGTGCTAGCCCAGATGGCATCACACCAGATGGTATAATGTTAGAAATTAAATGTCCATACAAAAGAAAAATCAATGGTATAGTACCTTTCCATTACTACCAGCAAATGCAAATACAACTACACGTTACAGACCTAGATACATGTCATTTTTTAGAATGTGAAATTAAAGAAATAGAAACAGAAAAAGAATTTTTAGAATTAAAACTAGAAGAATTTAACCCTAATCAATTTCAACAAAAGGGTATTTTGATAAATAAAATAGATGAACCAAATAATTCAGAAACAAAATATATTTATCCACCAGATGATTTAATAACAGAAGAATCATTTATTACTTGGAGCAATCAAACTATATCTAATTTAAATGTTACAGCAAAACCCATATATTATTTTATTCATAAATGGGGCGTTATAAACGTTAAAAGAAATAGACAATGGTTTTTAAATGTAAAAGATGACATTAAAAAAACATGGATGTTCTTTAGAAAATTACAAGATAATCCCGAAGATTTTGAAAAATATAAACAATCTATATATCTCATTAAAAATAAAGAATTCATTGACCTATATAATAGTACACAATGTATTATTACTGATAAAGATTCGACATTTATTTATGAAACCAGTGACAATTCCGATAGCTCTATTTATAGCCAAGAGAGTTCTAAAAATTTGATCTCCATAGAAAACGATAAAAATGAAACAACATGCCTTATAGATTAAAAAAAATTGAATTTTAATATAAAAATAACAAATTATGTGAACTTATAATGAACGTAAATGCTAATATGAATATTGAACAAATGATTAACTTTTTGAAAACTGCTAATGATGAGCAACTTAACCAACTCGCAATGAAAATGTCTAATATGAATGTACATAACCGTAATATGAAGAAAACTGAAAATTTTGCTGAAAAAATTATTGAAAAGAAAAATGAAAAAAAAGATGTATTTATGAAATTTTTAGACTCTAAGAGTATCAATGGTGTAATTTTCGCACCAACACAAGTTGGAAAATCAGCTGCTACTCGTGCATTTATCGAGACATGTTTTAAATACAATACACCTGTTATTGTATCGACGGATAATAAAACCGATCAACAAGAACAGTTATATTATCGTATTGAAAAGGATCTTGCTGGAGCCGATGTGACAATGTTGAAAGTTTGTGATAAAAGTTTTAAAGATAATTTAAAAAATTGTATTAAAATGAAAAATAAAAGATTTGTTATTTTTTGTTTAGATAATGCTTGTCAAATTGAAAAAGTAATTGAACAATTGTCTAGTAATTATATGAGATATTCTGAAATGAAAGAAATTAAGAGATTGGCTATTATACACGATGAAGCGGATACTATTGCTAAAGATAGAGATACTGAAAATCAAGATGATAATCAAGCAGAGAGTCATAAAAAGTGGTTAGAGTTGAAAGATCTAATTAATAAGAATATGGGTGGGATAGATTTGAAGAGAATTTTTGTTACAGCAACACCAGAAAATTGTGTAATGTTGTATAAGATTGAATGCCCAGATGTTATGAGACTTGAAATCCCATCATGTTACACGGGTTATAAAAATATTGAACATAAGGTTTTAGAAGATGATCTTAAAATTAAAAAATTATTGAAAAAAGAGGTTAATAGAATTAATGAAGAAGAAACATATGAAGCAATTTTGTATTGTATTGATAGAAAAATAGTTGATGGTCATGAACGTGTATTGAAAACATTAGCAACTGATTTAAAGTGTATTGTTAATACATATAATGGAAATGGTATTACAACATTTATTAGAACAGTGACATTACGTAAAAAGTTTGAAAAAGAATTAAACAAAAATGAGATTTCATTTACAAAAAAAGACAATTATTATCAAATTAAAAATATGACTATTAGAAAATTTTATACAATTGTAAAAAAGATAGGAGAAAGATGCGTTATTACAATCGGTAAAGACCTTATTTGTAGAGAAATTAGTTATGTTGGAGAAAATCAAAATCAGCCTATTACAGCAACAACTATGTTTTATAAACCAGGTTCAACTATGCACGCAGTTGGAATATGCCAAACAATCGGTAGAATCACTGGATGTGCTATGCCAGATTTACCAAGAAGATTATATGCACCAAAAGATGTATACGATACATATATTCGTTATAATCAAAATCAAGAATTGTTTATAACAAAGATTGGGAAAGGCGGCGAAGACACAATAACAAAAGATATTATTGAAGAATTAGTTTTTAATAAATACACTAGAAATATAGATAGAATGAAATTGAATTTAAAAATGAATATGAAAACTCCAAGCGAATGTAGTGATACAGAATATGGTTCGTCAGAGGAAGAAGAAGAAGAAGATAAAATGCAAAGATTAATTAATATGTGGTGGGGTAAGAAAACAATCATTGGAAAAATACTAACATTTATATACGATAATGAAAATGGTGCAAGTGAGAAAGATTTAAAAGAATTCATTGAAGAATGTGGGTCAAAAGATGTTAATAAAATGTATCATCATTTGACAACTAAAACAAAAGAATATACTTTAGTATTTGAAAGAAAAAATAATATCACAAATTTAAAACAAGAAGCTAGAGAATACATTGATGAATTGTAATAAATGTATAAAAAATTGTATATAAACAAATGTATATAAAGTAAAGTAAAATTAAAAAAACAAAAAAAAAGATTAAGCCCAAATGTAATAAGCATTTGGGCTTAATTGCATAAGAATTATATATTAATAATTTCAAAAATTTTTTGAAATATAACTTTAAGAACATTAACGGACATACTGTTACCAATTTGTTTACATAAGTTAACATCACCTACTATATTTACAAAGTTACTAGGAAATCCTTGTAATAATAAACATTCTTTCGAAGTTAAATATCTATTATAAGTTGTATGATACATATATTTACATCCAGATAATGTTAAAGTTGGTGATATATTTTTCATATATCCATAAGTATCGCAACAACAAATATAATTTTTTTCGTAATTAATTTTTTTTAATTTTTTAATTATAGTATTAGGTATATTAGTATTTATATTAATAGTTTTATCAATAATAAAATCATCCAAGGGTTTCATATTTAATTTCTCCGGAGTTGTGTAAGTTTCCTTTTGTATGTCTTTACGAATACCTATAATAAAAATACGTTCTCGATTTTGTGGTATACCATAATCTTTTGTATTAAGAATATCAAACGAAACATTATAAGCCAAGTCTTTATTACAAGTTTTAATTTTTTTTAATTCTGAAAGTAGATAATTAAAAGGTTGTCCTTTTTGAATAAATTTAAAATTTTTAACATTTTCAAGAATAAAAATTTTTGGTAATTTTTTTTCAATAACTTTAATACATTGAAACATAATATTACTACGAGAATCTTCTGTACCCATTTTATTACCCATTAAACTAAATGGTTGACATGGAAATCCACAAACATAGATATCAATATCAGGAAGTAAAGCATGTTTTCTTTTTGTTATATCAGTATAAATTTTGTTAGGATGATAATTAGCTTTAATACTTTGCAAAACGAACTTGTCTTTGTCACAACTAAAAGAATGTTCAAAAGCTATTCCAAGTTGTTGTAAAGCTTGTATAGGTGCTTCAATTCCAGAACAATCAGTACCAATTCTTAATACCATAATTAAATTAAATAAATAAAATAATTATAGTATTTAATCTAAATGTTTTACAAACTAGTAACAGGTGTAGTTGGACTTAACGTCATTTATTTAGTTAATTTTATTAATTTTTACAAGTTCTCTAGATTTAAAAAAATGAATATATAATATATATTAATCGATTAATATGACGATCAATGAAATTGATTATACTAATTATAAAGTTTTTGTATTTGATTTAGATTATACACTTCATTTGCACGAATATCATACTTCAATTTACACTCATCAAATTATAACATTATTAAGTTTATTAAAAAAGCATAACAAAATCTTATGTATTGCAACACATAATAAAAATCCTCAAATTTATTTACAACAAATCAATATTCAAAATTATTTTGATGAAATTATATATGAACAAAAAAATGTTAGTGCTTGGATGAATTCTATTAAAGATTATACATCTAAAAAAGTTATGTTAACTGAAATTATGAATAAATTTAATTGTAATCAAAATGAAATTGTGTTTTTCGATGATTCAGAACACAATATAAATGAAGTTAATAGTTTAGGAATTCAATCTATAACAGTCTCGTACAAAACAGGTATTAACACTTCTGAAATTTTAAATGATTTTAAATAAATTAAATTAAAAAAAAATTAAAAAAAAATTTATTATATCATAAATTATATAATAACTTAACAAATATAGCATCTGAAATGTATTTAATTGATTATTTTTTTAAAAAAGACAATACTTCACAAAAATCTAAAAAGATATCAAAAGCTAATAAAAATAGTCGTCTTTCTGACAAAGTTTATCTTGTAGTTAATAAAAATACAGAAATGCCATTAGGAATATATGATACTTTAGAAAAAGCAAAAACAGAAGGTCAATCTTCAACTTATCATAATTGTTCGATTTTAGAATTTACATTAAATAGTAAATGTAATTATCTTACTAGCCCAGTATTCGAAAATAAATAATTTTTACAACAAAATATTTTTATATAATCAATATAATTATTTATATAAAATTACTTTTTTTAAAAGTTTAAAATTTAATAATATTTGTATTTCTTGGAATCACTGTACCCAAAACATTTGTTAATTTAACATTCTTAACTTTAGTATAAATTACATTTGAATTTTTAGGAGCATTCTTTTTATATTCAAATAACATTCCAGCAACTTGATTAATGTATCTCTTTGGAATTAAATCACCTTCATTTTTTAATATTATATGCGGAGAGCTTACCGATTCCAAATGAAACCATAAACTTTCAGGATGAGATATTCTAATTATATCTTCATTTCCTTGAGCATTTTTACCTATTAAAATAATATATTCTTTATCTTGTATTTCTATAATTTTGCTAATATAATTCATTTGTATTTTGTTATGTTTTTTTAATAAACTTAATAATTTAATTAAAATTCAATTTAATTAAATAATTAAATTCATATATTTTAATTTTATATATTTTTAATTTATATATTTTAATTTTATATATTTTTAATTTATATATTTTGAACTTTATTAGCAAATTCTAAACATGATATAGTTTGATCATAATATATTTCTTCTTGTCTAATGCAACATAAGATTGCAAATTTAGTAGGTTTAATAATTTGAGAATTATCTGTTATATTATTTATAAAATTTAAAATAGGAATAGTTAAAGAATTTGAATTGCAAATTGATTTCATTTCTGTAATTGGACTTATAAAAAATTTAGACATATCATATTTATCTATGCTTTGTTGTTTGTCATTATATGTTAATTTATTAGATTTGTTAAGATAATATAACATATGATTAATGGTTTCATTTATATAAAAACTCTCATTTAAAATTTTAAAGATATCTATCGGTGAATAATTGTCTAATATATAATTATCTTGTTTTATTGTTTTTTCTATTTTTGCAATACCTCCTATAGGTTCTGGTGCCATAATCATATGCAGTTTAGTTTTTGTATTATCAATAAAATGATTGAATAAATCATTTGGTGATTCTTTACTTGCGGTATCAATAACGGTCATATAACTAGATTTATTATTATCAAATACAATTTTAAATATCATATATAAATGCGATCTATTTGAATTTGTATTATTTGGTATTTTACAAATTCTACCCTTATTTTTTCTATAATTATCTATATTATTTAATAACGAATAAAAATTATCTATGTTTATATCATTTATATCTATATAACTTGGTAATATTTTAGAAAATTCTTTAGATTCATCTACCGAAATTTCAGAATTTACATAATTGAGTGATGATAAATCAATGTTATTTATTAAATTATGAATTTTACCAGATACTTTATTATTGATTAAATCATTTTTATCATAATATTGTTCAAAAAGATAATCTAAACTGATATTTGAAACACCATTTAAATTTTTGAGACCATAATATAAAATACCAGGTGTATCTTGGTCACCAAACAAACTTAAACTTTTACCAGAACCAGAATTACCATAACTAAATAATACAATTGAATATTCATTCTCTAATTCTTTAAAAATATTATGCAATCCATGATTGTATTTTTCTAAATTTTCTATTTGTTCTTGAGTATTTTGTTCTTGTGTATTTTTATCGCCTGTATATATATTAAAATTAGTATATGAATCATCAAAAATTCTATGAAAATCACCATATATTTTATTGGAATTATCCTTTTCTGAATTAATTGATATATAACATTGTTTTTTATCTTTGTATATATTTTGATTTATTAATCTAGTTTCATTTAATGTGTCTCCAACGTTTGTCAGTTTGGGGTTTTGATTTTCTGTTTTTATAAAAGGTTTTAATCTAAGATAAAATCTTATTTGACCTGATATATCTTCATATATATTAATTAGGCGTGCATTTTGATTTCTATATATATCTTTGTTAATATTCCAAAAATTTATGATATTAAGGAGATGTATACAAAAATCATTTTCATCTTTTGATCTTGATTTATAATAATTTTCAACACCTAATTTAGTTTTGAATCTTGTTAAATTTACATCATTTATATAAGAATTCAAGTTTAAAAAATTAATATTATTTTCAATTTCTGTTTTAAGGATTTTAAAATCTTTTAATATATTTTGTTTTATCTCATTTGATAGATAAGAAAATGGAGGGAGATTATTATCAAGTATATTTTCAAGTTTTTTTATTACCATTTGTTTTCTATAAAATAGATTATTAATAGTTAAAAAATTTTGAATAATTATATAACAATCTTCGTGAATTTTTTTATAGTCATTATAATAATTTTGCAAATCTTCTATTTTTGTATTTTCATTTTGTAATAGTAAATTACGTACATCCTTTAATTCTGTTTTAATATTAAAATCACATTGATTAAAATCACTTAGTTCATTTTGTAAATCACTTAGTTCAAAATCATCTTCAAGTGTTGATTTTTCTAAATTCAATTCATTATCCTTAATCGACAATTGTACCAATTGATTATTTATGGTATTTTTAATTTCTGCTTCTATATCTATAATATTTTGTTTTAGTTTGTTAAAATTCTCAGTTTGTAACCAATTTGAATTTACCATTGAATTCGATACATTATATTCATTATTCAAAAGTTCTTTAAATTTATATTGGATAATTTGTAATTCTTTTAATAAAAAATACTTGTAATTATCAAAACATACATCTTTTTGTTTTGTTTCTTTTAAATCTATATCACCTGTCAGTTGATCTTTTGAAAATGAATTCTCTAACCAATTCATCCATTTATAATTATAATTTCGTATATTATTAATAATAGAATCTTTTTCTAATATAATTTTATCTCTCGATTCTTGTTTATATCTCTCTAATAAAGCATTTTTTAATTCTGTTTTATTCAATTGAGTGTTTAAATTTAGCAATTCATCTCTTAATTCATTTATAATTTCGTTTAATTTTAATTGATAATCATGAGAATCATAAGAATCACACTTATATTTGGATAATAAATTTAACTTGTTTTCAAAATAAGCATTTTCTAAACTTATTGTTTTATATATTTTTTTTAAATTATACGAATCTACTTTATTATCGATTATATAATTTAATATTTTTGTTTTATAATCTTTTATTTCTTTAATAATATCACTTTTATCTTTTAGTATTTTAATTTGACAGTTTTTGATTTTTTCAAAAAATATAGAATAATTTTTAATAATATCAGGAATTTTAGATAACGAATTTATTTTTATAGGTATAGATTCATTTGATGATTTGTCATAATATATATGATATGGTAATTCTTGTATTTTATAGTCTTTTAAAATTACATTTGAATGTTCAAGATTTTCTAAAATATATTCTTGATCTTTATCAGTAAAACCTCTAAACATTGGTATATCTTCTATACCAAAATGATATGGTATATCAATTTTATAAATTATATTATCTTTAACAATTCCTATAACAAAAGAATTTTTTATAATAAAAGATTCTTTATCTTTTTCTAGTGTTGAAATAATATCTGGATATTTCTCTTTTATATATTCTATTATAGAATTATACTCCATATTATAATTTATAAAGAAATTAAAATTATAATAAAGTCAAAAAGCTAAGTAAATATTATTCTAAATAACCGATTATATCATTATTTTCGGTTTGTACTATTTTTAATTTCTGTAAATTCATGTCTTGTTTTAATAAATTTTTTTCTTGTTCTTTAAGAATCTCTTGTTTTAACATAGTTTTACAAGATTTACTTTCAGAATCCCACACTAATCCATACGTTGTACAAGGTAAACATCTAGACTCACTTATATCATATTGTTCTCCGTCTAAACATTTTAATTTGTCAACAATATCTTGTTTTTCTTTATCTAATATAATTGGTGCTTCTTCTAATTTTTTTATTAAATCTTGTTTATCTTCTAATGATGTAATAGTTACTGGAGGTAAAGACTCGACTACTTCTTTATCAATAGTAGGTTCTTCTGTAATAGTAGGTTCTTCAGTGACAGTAGGTTCTTCAGTGACAGTAGGTTCTTCAGTTACAGTAGGTTCTTCTGTAACAGTAGTAGGTTCTTCTGTAATAGTAGGCTCAGTAACAGTTGGTTCAGGTAATTGTTCTGGTTCTTCAGTAACAGTAGGTTCTTCTGTAATAGTAGGTTCAGTAACTGTAGGCTCTTCTGTAATAGTAGGTTCTTCTGTAACAGCAGGTTCTTCTGTAACTGTTGGCTCTTCTGTAACAGTAGGTTCTTCTGTAACAGCAGGTTCTTCTGTAACTGTTGGCTCTTCTGTAACAGTAGGTTCTGTAACTGTTGGCTCAGTAACTGTTGGTTCAGGTAATTGTTCTGGTTCTTCAGTAACTGTTGGCTCTTCTGTAATAGTAGGTTCAGTAACTGTTGGCTCTTCTGTAATAGTAGGTTCAGGTAATTGTTCTGGTTCTTCTGTAACAGTAGGTTCAGGTAATTGTTCTGGTTCTTCAGTAACTGTTGGCTCTTCTGTAATAGTAGGTTCAGGTAATTGTTCTGGTTCTTCAGTAACAGTTGGTTCTTCAGTAACTGTAGGCTCTTCAGTAACTGTAGGCTCTTCAGTAACAGTTGGTTCTTCAGTAACAGCAGGTTCTTCAGTAACAGTTGGTTCTTCAGTAACTGTAGGCTCTTCAGTAACTGTAGGTTCTTCAGTAACAGTTGGTTCAGTAACTGTTGGCTCTTCAGTAACAGTTGGTTCAGTAACTGTTGGCTCTTCTGTAACAGTTGGTTCAGTAACTGTTGGCTCTTCTGTAACAGTTGGTTCAGTAACAGTAGGTTCTTCTGTAACAGTTGGTTCAGTAACAGTAGGTTCTTCTGTAACAGTTAGTTCAGTAACAGTAGGTTCTTCTGTAACAGTTGGTTCTTCTGTAACAGTTGGTTCTTCTGTAACAGTTGGTTCAGTAACAGTAGGTTCTTCTGTAACAGTAGGTTCTTCAGTAACTGTAGGCTCTTCTGTAATAGTAGGCTCTTCTGTAATAGTAGGTTCAGTAACTGTAGGCTCTTCTGTAATAGTAGGTTCAGTAACTGTTGGTTGTCCTTTTGGTGTTGTATCTATTATTTTGATGGGTGTATCAAAACGTTTTATGTTATTATTTTTATCAATAATTCCAATAATAGAATCATGATTTTTAATTATACCAGATATATTTAATTTACTAGATATAGTAGGTAATTTTTTAGGTATAAGTTCTTTATTGATTAAGTGTAATATATTTTCTGTTTCTAATTCGTCAAACTTTTTGTTTAATGGTATAAAATCATTTTGTAAAGGATTAAATATTATATTTATATTAGAACATTTTTGCATAGTAGGATAATTGTTAATTTGATTTTCAATTTCATATTGTGTTATTTTATCTATAGGGTGTAGTTTATTTATTAGTTTAGATAATACATTATAATAATCATGAATAATCGGTATTTGTTTGATGTATTTTAACTTTATTTGTTTAAGTAATCTATATTTTTGACCGTTTTTATCAATAAATCCTATAAGTTTATTTTTAGTTGTATGTTTAATAAATGCTCGTATTTTTCCTTTTTTATAAGTTTTAGGAATTTCTATAAAATTAGAAGAAGGGTAAATTATATTAGGATATAAAGTAAGTAATTTAACAAAACATTTTTGTGCAGATTTTATATTATATAAGCATTTATCTTTATTTATTATAAATCCATCTTTTTTTAATTCTTTATAGGTTTTACCATTTGATTTAATGAGTCTACCAGTATTTGGATTAATATAAAATCTTGGAATGTTATTTTTTAAAGTATATCTTTTTAATGATACTGTTTTAGTCATTATATATATATATATATATAAAGATTTTTAATAATAATAAATAATCACATGTTCATTTTTATTTAAGTACTAAAGTTGTTGTAGGTACAAAAGTTGTTGTAGATACAGGAGTCGAAGTTGTAGCTGCAAAGGTGGTTGTTGTAGGTACAAAAGTTGTTGTTGTAGTAGATACAGGCATAGAAGTTGTAGCTGCAAAAGTTGTTGTTGGTACAAAAGTTGTTGTAGATACAGGCATAGAAGTTGTAGCTGCAAACATTTTTTCATCTTCAGGAGGCGTTATTCCTTTACCCCATTCTCGTTTACCACTTGAATTAATACATTCCTCTTTTTCGTTAAATTTACACTGATTCACTTGTTCAAACTCTGCACGTATACTACTATTAATCATAGATTGACGAACATAAAGTATTATACTTAATACAATACTTATGACAAATACTATTAAAACAATTTGATAAATTTCCATTTTTTGCAGTTTCTATATATAATAAAAAAATAATTAAAATTTTTCTAATTTTTTTTTTTATTAAATTAGTTAATATGATGTAATCTACATACAGGATAAAATAACTCGGAATTACCGACTTGTATTTGATTATTATTATGATTATTATAATTTTTTTTAGTAAAAGAAGCAGGTTGTTTACAAACAGTACAAGAAGATGTTAATTTATATATTTCATCACATAAAGGTATTAAACGTATAATATCACCAATAGGATTCATATTATAGTCACTAGAAAGTCCAGCTACTATAAATGTTTTAACTTGAGAAAAATTATTTAATTCCATAAATAAAAATTCATATAGATCCGTAAAAAATTGTCCTTCGTCAATTATAACAACATCGGCTTTATTATAAAGAATATTGTTTTTTAATTCTAACAGTGTTTGTACCATAATAGCAGGATAACTTTCATTATCATGGGATTTAATATTTTCGAAATTTGATTCATTGTGTCTTTGTTTATCTAAAATATGGTTAACAACTAAAATATTATAAACATCATGATATTTAGAAATTTCCGTTAATAAATTTGATGTCTTACCAGAGTACATAGGGCCTATGTATAATTTTAAAAAATTTGTTTGCATCACTTAAATGATTTTAATTAAATAACTTTAATTAATTTTTAGTTTTTTTATTATTAAATTATTTATATATAGTATTTTAACTATTTTTAGTATTCAAGTCTTAATAAACCATTTTCAATAATTACTATATTATAAGATAACGCAAATACATATAATCTAAGTTCTTGATTATTAGGTTGCATTTTTAAAGAAAGTGTAATATCATTAAATTTTGACATATTTAAAGATCCAGTTGGTTGATTATCTTGTGGTCTTGTACAAAATGGCATAATGTATATATATTTCATAGGTATAACAGAATGAATAATTTCAGGAAATATACTCCTATAATAAAATTCTGGCAAATTATCAAAACGTAATCTACCATCTAATAATAAAGAAGCATTAGATACTAAAGAACTATTATCAGATGTTTTAGAATAGCAAAATATATTATTCGTGTTTATATTATTTTTTTCTACACATAAGAAAAGTAATTCTTTACAAGGAAGATTGAATTTTAATGCACTATTATATACAGTTGTATTTTCCGGAATTATTTCATCACCATTGTATATTTGCTGATCAATAACAAATTTATGACTTTGATTTTTAAATTGATTAAGAATTATATCATCTAAATATATATATTCAGCCAAAACACTAGAATCTATAATATAAACTGGATCTGGATCACTACCATCGTAATTTATACATTCTGAAAAATTTTTAAATTTAAAATTAATTTTTATATCTTGACTAGCCATACTTAATAATGGTAATGCACATTGATAATTTTTTGTAAACCAAAAATCCAGAGGGATTATTAAATCAACATCTTTTTCTGCATTACTATAATTAGATGTATATGTATCAGATTTCAATAACATAAAATTTTTACCTAATTGTTTGCTTGAATTAGTTAACTCATCCCAAGCATTTAAAAATTGAGGATATAATTTATCTATTATAACACCACCTACTTGTAGTTCAATAGGTTCGCTAAAAATACCATAACCAATTGTATCACTCCAACATAGATAATCACCGTTAGCTTTAGTTAATTTAGGTAATTTAATATGTAAATGTAATTTAGAAAGCAAATGTCCTTTTTTTAAAATATCACAAGTTGTTTTTTGTCCAAATGAAGCAATACCATTCATGTTTAATTTTATTGTTTCAGTGGCAAAATTAACATATCTATAATAATTATATTTAAAAATATTAATTTCAGGATCTTTTGTTAAATAAGAATCTTGCACCCCTGTAGCCTGTAATTGAAGAACACTTGGAGACATTTATTAATACAAGTAAATAAAAAAAAAAGTATTAATAACCGTTTCAAATATTTCTTATGTATTTAACTTAAAAATAAAATTAATTATTTAATTAATTTTATTAAATAAAATGGCTTCTAAATTATGTATAAAAAGATTAAATAAAGAAATTTTAATGTATCAAAAAGAAAATTTTAAATTTCCTAATTTAATATTACGACCAAATCAAAACAATATATTAATATGGTATTTTATAGTCTATGATTTAAAAGATACACCATTTGATACAGGTGTTTATTTTGGAGAAATAACATTACCAAATGAATATCCCTTAAAACCACCAAATTTTATTTTCTTAACTCCGAATGGACGTTTTCAAACAAATACTAAGATATGTACAACTTTTTCTGCTTATCATCAAGAAACTTATACAAGTACTTGGAATATACTAACAATGATGGAAGGTCTAATATCATTCATGACTGACATTAATCCAGATAAGGGAATTGGTTACATACATACAACCAATGAAGAAAAACATGAACTTGCAAAAAATTCATTAAATTGGAATAAATTAAATAATATTTTTAACGTAATTTTTCCCGACATAGATTTATTATTATAAATAATTATTTTTTATCAATCATTTTTGTACCCTTTACAATGTCTACAAAATTATATTTATTAATAAATTGATTATACTCTTTAATATTATCAATAGAACATATCATTTGAGTTGTATTAAATTTAGAAATTGTATCAACATATTGTAAAGTTCCTATAGCTGTTGCAGCATTTATTTTATCTATTTCTTCTAAGAAAATTACAACTTTCTTTTTATCTGATTCATCTTCTTCAGATAATATTTTTACACTTTCATTATTTTTAATTTTAGAAATTATTTCATTAAAATTAATATACGCATCACTTTGCAATATTTCCTTAATTTTATCTTCAAATGTTTTCATATTCTTAATTAAATTAAATGATTCTTTGAAAAATCTAGAATTTTTATTAAATAAATCTTTTGTTCTAGTATGATTTATTTCGTACCAAATATTATTAATATCAATATACGGAACAGGTGGAGGATTATTTGCACTTCTAGATAAATTCAATACACAAAATACACTCACAATTATATCTTTAAAATTAAAGTTTTCACCAAGTTCTTCCTTAATCTTATCAAAAATTTCACTATTTATATCCTTATTATCTGTTACAATTGGAAAACAATTATCATTTATACAATAATTAGATAAACAAGCTTCAATAAATGTCGGTGAAATATTAATACTAGATTTATTTTTTTCAATTAATATCTTTTTAATTGTTTCTCTAATATCATTCAACGAATTATTAATCATAACACCCTCGTTTCTTCTTACTTCACAAACCTTTCTACCATAATTAAGTCTACAAGATGTCTCTTGTATTATATCTTTCAATTCATTATATATATAATTATCAATATCTCTTAATCTAAACATAAAATCTTCCGCTTGACCTGGTTTACTATAAAAATCAAGTAAAGAATTCCATGTATCTTCAAAAATTGTCTTGTCATTATCAACTTTTATTTTTATAGTTTTAAATATATGATTTGAAAACAAATCTTTCCATCTAGATATAAATTCAGACATATTTTCCATTTTGCTTTTTATTAATTTTTGACATTTCGGTAAACCCCTTTTACATTTAATTTTTAAATTCAATGAATAATCAAATAACAATTTATCAGTTAAATTTGTAACTTCACCCTTTATAAATTCTTCAGCTAATTTTTTTCTTGTTTCGAAATACTTTTTCAAAACAGGTTTCATTTTATTCATTTCTTCATAAGGATTACTACCCCATGCATCTCTATTGTTTTTAAGTTCATCTTGAACACTTTTAATTTTTGTAACTCCATCTTTTGAATCTGATATATCCCTTAATAAAGATCCCTTAGGATATATTATATCTATATCATTTAAATATGAATAATCCATTATTTGCATCACATAATTGAAAAATTTTACTTTTAATTTACCAATTTCAATATCAGAATTAACTTTAGGTTTATTTAAATTCAAAAATATTAATATATTATCAGCCATAATCGTATCTTTATCAAGATTTTGTTTAGAATGTTCAGAAAATACATCAACCCCTTTATTATATAATAATTTTACAAAATCAAATATATTCTCTTTAGTAGCTCTCTTTTTATTTTCATCATCAGGAAAATATTTTTCAGAAATCGAAATCAAAATATTCTTTTGCATTTCATAATAATTCCCACTTTGTTCATAAAATCTATTATTACGAATCTGTTTATTTATATCATCTCCGTTTTTCAACCTTATTTTAGAATCTTTATCAAATATATATAAATCTTCGTTTTTTATAATATAATTATCACAATCTTTATTCATTTGCATACCTTCTATATTTATCAAGTCTTTTTCTATTTCTGGTGCAGTTATAGGTTCCGTAATTTCAGTTGGTTCACTTACAGATTCAGTTGGTTCAGATACTTCAGATACACTTGGTTCACTTACAGTTACAGTTGGTTCACTTACAGTTGGTTCACTTACAGTTGGTTCACTTACAGTTGGTTCACTTACAGTTGGTTCAGATACTTCAGATACAGTTGGTTCACTTACAGTTACAGTTGGTACAGATACTTCAGATACAGTTGGTTCAGGTTCAGATACAGTTGGTTCACTTACAGTTACAGTTGGTTCACTTACAGTTACAGTTGGTTCACTTACAGTTACAGTTGGTTCACTTACAGTATTTTGCATTTGTTGATTTTTTATTTTTTCTATTTGTGTTGTTAATCTTTCGATATATGCAGTATCGCCTAATTTTTGTGCAGTTTTTAATACTTCTTGCATATATTCTAGATCATCACTTTTTCCACCAAGTTGTGATTCTTGAATACCATCTATAGAATTTTGTTGTGAATAAAAACGTACACCTGACCCATCATCTTTTTTAACATTTAAAAATTTAATAATTACTTCATCATCTTTACAATTAAATAAGTTCTCTACGCCGGCGAAATCTCCTAAAATTAATGTTGTTTCTTCGCCATTTTCATTTTTAAATTTGATAAAAATAATAGTATGACTTCTTGAACTATTTGGGTTATTAGTTGTTGCTTTAACAAAACGATCAGTATCTACTAAATGTATAATAATTTTACCAATAGTTGTTCCTTGTGTAAATTCCGTAATATCTGATCCAGTTCTATCTATAAAATGATTTACGTGAGTATAATTATTATCCAATTCAAAATTGTTTCCATTAAAAGTAAAATCTATTGTATTAATATTATTGTTTTTTGTATTAGGTGAAGTAAATATTGTAGTTTCTTGAGAATCTCTTTTTCTTAAAAATTCAAAAGATTTTATTGATAATTTTGTATATCCATGTTTTTGCCCCATAATATTTGCAATATGCATTAATATACCATTTTTTTGATTTTCATCTGATCCTTTATTAAAATAAATTAAACTACTAGTTTTACCAGATCCACTAGCACCATACCCAATTACAAAAACTGGTTTTTTTGAAATTAACGAATTAATTATATCAGGAGTATTTAACGCAATCTCATTATTTTTAAGAGACTGAGGAAATATATTGGTAAATGGCCCTAACATATACGTATGATCATATTTTAATACTTCTAAATCATTAGTTAAAACTTTAAAGTAATTATTAAAAGGTTCTTTCGATATTTTGCTAAAATCTTTTTCTAATGTATTAGAAGGTTTCCATTTTTTATTAACATTTTCAAAATATGGAATATTATGATCATTATATTTTACAACCATTAATGTTTTATCTTGACTATCAACACGTGTTTGATTTATATTATAATATACTTTAAAACGATTATTATATACTGGACCATCATCGTTTCTAATTTTAACATATGTTAAAACATTATTTTTAACTTTATTTTTTAAAATTTCATTTAATTGAACTTGGAATTGATCATTTATATCACTTTCAATAAATTTATAAATTTTATAAAATCCAATAAATAAATGTATATTATCAATTATGTAATTTGCTATAACATTTTTTATATAAATTACAAATCCAGTATTTGTATCATCGAGTAATGATTTAACTATAGTTGAAAATCTTTTAATATATAAGTAATTTGCTGTAGGATCACCATTAACTACAGATAAAAAGTTTACAGTGTCATTTTTAATATCATTTGAAATATTATTTAAATAATTAGTTTTAAAAGTTGCAATTTCACTAGCATTACTTTCTACTAACTTAGTAATTTCTATATATAAAAACATTTGTATTACATTAAATGTTTCTTGTTTTAACATAACTTTTAATTCATCATTTATCTTATACCACAATTGAATATCATTTCGTAAAATAACATCCCTTAATTCATCTAATCCTAACGAAGTTAATTTAATCATTGCAGATGACGTAGTAAAAGTTGAAATAACTTTTACATAAGTTTTAAGTAAAACATCGATAGAATTACTGTTTTCATCAATACTTTCAATATCCCCAATCATATTTTTTAAAAGTTTAATAGTTTCTAATAACTCAGTTTCAGATTGTTTATAAGGAATATCTTTTAAAATATTATATTTTTTATTCAATGTAGACAGAATATCGTTGATCTTATTATCATTAATAATAGTTTTATCATCTGTTGTAAACATACTTTGCATTATTCTTTCATCTAAATTTTTATTATATTTATCTATTTGTACATCTACAGTTTCTAATTTTTCTTTTTGAATTTTTAATTGGCTTTTAATTAAATTGTCAAAATAACTTACTATATCATCTAATATTTTAGTTTGTTCAACAAAAACATCAATGTTTACATTCCATTTAGCATTAATATCTTGTAAATTATCACAATAAGATTTTTTATCATTATTAGAAACTTGATCTTGTGTTATAGGATTTGATAATTTTAAAAACAAATCATCTTTTGTATATTTATTAAAATCAAATTCGTTTATATAAGAATTAATTTGGTCTTTTAAATTTTTATATTTTTCTAATATTGCTAAATCGATATTAGCAGTAGTTTCTATTAAAGAATCTATTCTTTTTATAATATTTTGTCTTCTATAAAATTCATTGTTTACACTTGAAAAATTTTTAATAATTAAAGAACAAATAGTAAAATCATACGATAGTTCTCCTGGTACTTTATCTAGAGACGATAGAGGTACAAGTTCCTTTTCTACACTTTTACTTTTAAGTTTTTCAATTAAATCTTTTAAATCATTGATTTCTTGTTCTTTTAATTTACATATTTTAGCATTTTCTATTTCTATATTCAATTGACCAGTTACATCATTTAATTGATTTTGTATAGTTTCAATATTTAGTTTTAAAGTTTCTATTTCTTTTTGTTTTTCA